GGAACAACTGCTGGCCCCAGCCAATCACTCAAAGATCCGTTGATTAATACTCTTAATCTAATCTCTGACGTTACAGAATGCTGAGTTTTGGACTAGTTCTCAATGAAGCCCATAGGTGTGTTGTTTATGGGTGGTCGTGTACTCCTCGGCCTATAAAACTAGCGGCGGTTAGTATGTGTGTTGCTTACGTGAGTGTTCGCGTTGCGCGTCTAGTTGGGAATAAGATCCCAGACGCTCTTCGCGATGACTCCGTTGCGCGAGCGAGACGTATGGTAACTGAGGTGGCAGGACTGATATGCGCACCGTTCACTATTTATCACGAGTGCGTGTCAGTCCGGCGAATTTGGCAGCAGAACATGAGGCTTGATGTTCTGAGAGTGACTCCAGGTCACTCACATGGTGCGTGCGCAGCCGCTCGATCCGCGGCATCCCTGGCTATGGATAATTTCATACTGGGTTTAGCATGCGTACCCTATGTTGTCTCAAGTTGCGGACGTGATGACCCAATGAATCCGGCTTACCATCAGTGGTTCATAGGGAAAGACGTAGCTTTCCGACGACGTAATGACCCCGTGCCTGATAATGCAATTATCAAAATGGTCGATGTGGATTACTACGTTGAGTGGTCATATTGGGTACAATATAAGCGGCCGATAATGATATATACATTTGTTCCAGACGACGTTATGTACTCTGATTCTGAGTACAGTTACGCGCTGACTCCTACCGGTGTCATCATGGAGGTGTCAGGGGGGCGTCGGTACGAACATAGGATGTGGAATTATTCGGCTGACCATGTGATTGTTTGGACGCGTTGGGTGGAGTGGACGTTGTGTTCTATAGACTCGAAAATGGTCGATAGACACCACCATTTGGTCTTGATCAATCCTATTTGCACTGTTCGTTGGTTCGGCTGGGTTTTACCTGAATATCGGATGACCCGCATGAGCTATGGCTATGGCGGTGGCATTATGCATTGTTACCGCACGGGTAAATATGAGATTGAGAAGACTGATGATGACGGCAAGCGCATAGAGTTCCTCTCCGGTGATGTTATATCTCTGGGGTTGGAACAGAATGGGCGTGCCATAACATCCGCTACCTTGCCCACCGATCTCTGGTGTGCCATCCAGATTCGTATTCGGCGATCAAAACATCCGAATGTGTCAGATGTGGAGAGATACCTCCGCAGTGAGGGGAGAAGCAAGACGGCATCGCGAGATGCTCCACCGCTCTTCGAAATAGCCTTGGGTAGTGTTGACATTCCGTTGTCTGTTATATCACACAACCCAGGCCGTTTTGAGGTGCTCCGGTTCCAGGCCGTAACTGGTCTAGTAACGGAAGATGGTAAGGAGCTTGGACGTGCCGTCTGCCCACCCCTTGTGTCAAACCCTGATGTCGTTCCTAATAGATCATGGAACAACGACCTCGCATCTATAACTGGTCGGGTGGATAAAGTGGTTAATTCCCACGTACCTCCATCCCGCTATGTTAAGTATGCCTGGGAGTTCGTGCGCGCCGTAGTCGGCGACGCTGCGGGCAAGGGCATGCCGCTGGACCTTTCGGAAGTGGTTGAGTTGCAAGATCGACCAACTCAGCGTGGTCGCT